TAAGGTCTAGATTACGCTTCCTAGAGAGCAAAGTCAATCATGACGACTTAAAAAACAGCAGGCTGGGCCATACAAATAATAGAAGGTCACTTAATGCCAGATCATGTTCATATGCTAGTAAGTATACAACAACGAATGAGTGTGGCTAGTTTTATGGGATATTAAAAAGGTAAAAGTGCATTAATGATGTTTGATAGAAATGCCAATTTAAAATATAAATTTGGAAACAAACATTTTGGGGCAGAAGGTTTTTATGTAAGTACGATAGGACTTAATGAAGCCACAATTAAGAAATATATCTAGGAACTAGTGAAGTATGATACCGCATTGAACAATTAAGTGTGAAAGAATATAAAAATCCCTTCAGTGATAACGGTAAGTAATGCGTCTGCCTCTTTGAGAAGCTTATGACGAATAAAAGAAATAAAGGCTTGAACAAAGTGAAAGACTTCGTCTTAAGACGCTGGTTACTATTATGGACTTATAGCCCTTAATCAAACTACCCGTGAATTAAACTGCACCCCAAAAATTAGACAGAGAAAATCTAACTTTTGGGGTATTTTTATTACTTGAATATACGATATAAGATAACAAAAAACATCGATTGATGACTTTTTCAGTGGAATCCCTATCCGGTCCTCTCTAGATGTTAGCTTTTCATCACCCACTACAGTTGACTGAGAGCTGAGAGCAAAAAAAGAAGACCCCTAGGATCTTCTTTCTATTTAAGTTCTACTTAAATTATTTTACTGTGCGGGAAAGTTAATTGGCTTTTAAATGTATATATAATAGGAAGAAAACCTATTAAATAAGGATATATGCGTGTAAGATATAGACGGTAAAATACATATAAAGTTACTAAAGTTTACACTTATTGCCCCTTATTTGCCCCCTTTTTATAAAAAAAGACTTGGCAGCATGAGCTACCAAGCAACATGAAAAAACAAAAAAACATTCGGCACGTAATCGCCTAAAGTACATATATAGTGTACCTCTAGTTAGTTTAAATGTCTAATGCAATACACGAAGAAGGCTAGGATAACCCTAGTCTTTTATCGAATATTCTCTAAATTTTTTTCAATCCATTCAAGTCGGTTTTGGCGGCCTGCTGGTATCGGTCTAGGGTCTCGTGAGTAGTTTTTGAAACGCATTTGAAGTATATAGCCACCGCCACCGATGGAACTAGACTCTATTGCGATTTCTAAATAAGCACTAGAAATCCAATTACCGCCCGCTGTGTACATTCTGCCAGCCCCTCCGATGATGTCATCATGGCTATTTTCAAGCCATTTTAAGAGCTGTTGTTTTTTGAATTGATCATAGTAAGTGTGAAACGGCATATTCATTTTCAGCGAATTGTCCATGTAGTAATCAATTTGAGCCTTACCAATCATAGCAAGCTCAAAATCATCAAATAAGCAATCTAACATTGCGTTTACTCGTGCTGCCCCCATTTTCTCGATGGATGTATCACCGTTTTTGAATTTTTGCCAATTGGCGTCTGTGAACTTTATATTAGGGAGACGGTAGAAGTCGTTCTCGAATTTGAAATATCTTCCTGCATATTCTAAAATTAGGTCTTTGATGTCGTTGTTGATAATCATGTCTTTGTTCCTCTTTTTTTAATCCTTGTTTGCCATAATTTTAGCGAGTTCTCTAACTTTGCGAGCTTCTTCGATATGGTATTCTACATCTTCTGGATCTAATTTGATGATTCGGCTATCTTCGTACTTAGTCCCAAATCGTGGAATGATTTTATAAACATCTCCGTTCGAAATTCTTACGAGGTCTGTTTCTAGTTTTTCTGCTTTGTCTGAGAAAACTTCATTGCGAATGGTTTGTACTTTCTCACGTTGTTCTTTCAATCCTTGTTTATATTCTTTGTAAGCAGTCATTTTGATTTCTCCTTTCTTTGTTCTCTATTCTGCTTATTTCATGCATTTAGTCCCGTTTTTATAACCTGCTCTATAAGATGATAGAGTTACTTTACCAGAGATGTTTACCCAGCAGTCAAGTTCTTTGCTGTACTCGTATGGGTAGCAAGTTACTTCTGAGCCGTTTGCGTCCTTGGTTACTCCACGGACAACTTTCCCATTTTCTACGAAAACATTTTCGCCATAGACTACGTGCCATCCATCTTTAAGTTGTGCCATTTTATTTTACCTTGAGAACTTCTTTTGTTCTCCCTTTCTTTATCTTACATGTATATTATATATCATGTATGATAGTTTATCAACAACTTTTACAAAGAAATTTGAGTTTTTTTGCAAAATAAAAAAGCCCGGCACAAAGCCGGGGCAGTTCGAGAAATTATCGAAATAACGCCAAGTATTCCGCGACTATAGTATCACTTATCTAAGAAAATCACAAATATAAAAAAGAGCTATGAGATAACCTCGTAGCTCTTTGCCTATGATGGATAATCATATTATAACACAAATAAACAAAAAAAGCCCCAGCAAACGCTGAGGCTTCGCCCACTACCACCATGATATCCCTACTGTGGTCTGAGGGGAGGTGATATACTCCTTTTCGTTTTTTTTAGTTTTCGTGGTCTGGTTATTTACATGTCTGTGCAATCGTCCAAATACTGGTCTTCAACCCATTGAGCGCTGTCTGGGTGATTGATTCGAGACCAACCGTTCAATTTCTCATAAACACGGACTCTTGTCCCTGCTGGAAGGAACTCTTTATCTTGGCTATCGATACGAGGACCAGCTTCAACGTAGTAGTCAGTGGTCAATGTACCTTCATAATAAGGCTTGTCTGACTTCTCTAAGCGGGTATTAACATCTAATTCACGCTCAAATTCGCTTTGGGCTGGTGCTGGAAGAGGTGTTCCACTCTCACGGAATACAATTTCACGAGGACGACCGTTTAGATCCCAGATATAATTATAGTCGTTTTCAGTCACACCGTCCATACCATAGTTGCAGTGAATAGCTGTGCTATCGCTAGTCATGATAAGTACGTGCCCAAATGCACCAAGAGAACTTGAGCCGTCACGAGGTGCCCAAATAACGACATCTCCACGTTGGCCATCAAACGTGCCATCTACAGCGTCAAACACTTTCGCATAGCCAATCGCTGGCAGTGCTTGTTGAAGTGATTCTGTGTTGTTATTCAAGCTAATTTCAAGTGCATAGCTTACCGCTGATGAGCAGTCAAATTCAATGCGCCCATCTCCGTCAGCGTCATTTCCATAGCGGTCACCCATGTCATAGTGAACCGGGATTGATTGTAAGTGATACATACGTGCGATACTTGATTCAATTTTACTCATTTTTAGTTCCTTCCTTCAATTAGTCTTGTTTTGGTTCGTGGTAGCCCAATGCTTGTTCGCTATCTCTAAGACCCTTAGTTGTTGGGTCTGTGACAATTCCAAGAATAACCAAGATCACAACGAAAGTATTAACGCCCTCTTGGATATTGTGTGGGATTTCAAGCCCGAATTGTTGTAGCATCAAAAAGATTGCTGAGATAAGAGCTACCAAAGTAGCTTTGTTTTGCAAACGTAATTTAAAATTAATCATTGTCATTATTCTCCTTTTCTTCTGAGTTAAGAAAGAATTTCTCTTTGTCAATATTCCTCTTAACATACTTGTCAATGTACGGGATTTCCACCCCTAGCGCTGATAGACTAGCCAAAATACTAGAGCCATAAGCTGCTATCATGGCAAAAATAAATGTATCAACGATGCTCGTCAGATTCATAAAATTTGCAAATGGATAGAATATTGCCACAAACACAATCATTGCTGTGTGGCTGACTGCTCCTTTCCGAAATTTTGTACTTGAAAGTTCGTGAGCAGCCCAAGCCCTAGATACACCCACAGCAATATCTGAGAAGATGACGATAACGAGAAAGAGAACCCATGGATGCTCATCAATACCGTGTGCATAAAAGCCTCGGACTACATCAAAGAGCCCAAAAATCCCATCTGGTTTATTGTTCATTGCTTACCTCTGTGCCGTTAGACTCTGCTAGAATTTCGTCTTCAATCTTGTAACGAAGGTTGCGTAGTTCTTGCTCATCTTTGCGCATTTGTTTGCGATATTTAGCATAGAGTTCAGCGTTAAGAAGATTCTCTTGGACGCTAGATACCGCATTCTCGTCAATGCTGATGTATGTCTGTTTAACCAGAACTGTAGTTCCTTCTTCTACGACGTTAAATTCTGCATTGATTGTGCGTTGTTTTGTAATTTTTAGTGACATGATATTATTTTCCTTTCTTTTATTCTTCAATTGTTGGGTATTCGTCTTCAGTGATGTAAGTGACTGTCCCTGTGTAGACTGCATCTCCAAAACTTGGGTTTGAAAAATACATACTTCCATCAGGTTCAAGATGCCATACTGCGCATTCTTTGTGTTGGTTGGCTACATTTTTGTTAACAATCAAATGTGTTTGCACGCAGGGTTTGAACCCATTTGGAATTTTTTCATCCAATTCTCTGTGTTCTCCCTCGACGACAGAGTGGATACCTCTGATTAAACTGAAGGTCACTACACTACCTTGTCGTACTATGTTAGCTTTGACACCGTAGCCTATTGGGATTTCTTTTTTTACGGCAGGCTGATTACTTTGCACGAACTCAACCCAACTCCCAACGGTATTTTGTGTTAGAGTTCGCTTGAAGAATCTACCCGAGCTTGTTGTCAGCGATTGGTGAATGCCACCCAGCCCTTCTATTACTTCTAAGAACCCTACTTGTTCTGTAGGTTTAGGCTTGTTGATAGGGTAGTTCTTCATCGTGCTCATCACCGAGAAGAAGCCTGTCGTTCTGTAATTATCGAGGTTTGTGTTGTTATATTCAATAATCGCAGCGCCTCGAACTTCCGTAAGCTTGTGGTGTTGGATTGGCTTTGAACCTGAATAAATCAATCCGTTAACATCAAGCGCTCCGTTTTCACGGTATTTACCAATCCCCACGCCCTGTTGGTCGTAGGACACGATCAGTTTATCGGTCGGCACTGTATCTTGAAATTTTGAGTCTGAAAATTTGTCCTCCAGTTTTCCTGCGACTATGAATGAAGTATCTGCAGGATATTCCTTGCCTAGATTTGCGTTAGATGCCTTGAATTCAGAAATACTTGACCATTCACCGCCTGCCTGTCCGTTGTCCGCTACAACATTGCTCGTCCCAACTTTTGTTGTTGTAAATGTCAGCTTCATGGTGTTTTTTTGAACACCGTTGACGCTCAACGGCGCTATTTTAGCGAACCTCTTAATGGTTAGTGTATCTGACTTTGAGCCACTTCTGGTAACTTCAAATTTTAGCGTTGGACTGAAATAGAACAAGAATGTTATTTTGACTTCTTTCCAATCAGACCAAATCCCACGAGAGTCTTGAACTCTCCCCCTCAAGGTCATTTGAGTATCTTTGTTTACAGCGACCTCACGGAATACCCCGCCGTTCAACGAAACAGAATTGCTAGCACCAACAATTTCAGCGTAGTACCCAGCTATTGTAGCTCCATTCTTTGCTTGCGCCCCGTTGAAAACGACCTTCACAAGTGACATTATGGACACGAAATGTGTTGGCTCTGGAATTATCCTTTGAGTCGTTGGATTTGTATCTGTCAAGGTAAACCCAGTGAATGAAGGTTTCATGTTGTTTGTAACAACGCTTGCCGTTAGTGTTGCTGACTGCGTCTGAATTAATTTGCCGTCTACATAAGTATCGACATATATAGTACCTCGACCAGTTGTTGCATCCGGTATGTCGTTTGCGAAATCCGCTGGGATTGTCCACTTGAACGATGTCCCAACATTGTCAGCAATTTTACCTTGCTTATTGCCCCAAGTGTAGCGCAGTGTGTGCGTGGCACCAGCCAACTTCCTATCAATAGTGATATCTACTTGATTGCCAATGAATCCCTCCGGGACGCTCACCGAACTCCCTCTTGGGATAGTTGTCAGTGTTATGTCTTGATTACCAATGTCTAGATTTCCAGGGCTGTATCCACCCGATCCGTTGAAATGCGCACGCACACCGAAGGCACCAGACCCATCGTCAGCATGGCGGACAGTAATTGTGCGGTCAATCAACTGTATCTCTGAATTTCGGTTAAGCATCGCTGGACTACCAGAGTAGTCGATTCGTTGCCCAAAACCATCGACGTACCCAGAACATTGATAACTTGCAAATGTCCACCCTTGATTAAGCAATGCCAACCGAATACGGATATCGCTTGTGTTGTTTTGGATATTCTGTCCAACTTGGTAAATCCACAGCCTAATCCGATATCCACGGTCATTATTTGACCAAAATTCTACCATGATTAACTACCTCCCACATATCTAATGACATTCCTGTCGGGATTGATGAAATCTTGCTCTTCTCGATAGCGACCAATCTGAATGGTTTTCGAGAAGATCCCGTTCTCGATGTGGATAACGCCTTGTGAAATATACATCACTTCGTTACCAGCCGAGAACATCGAAATGCGACCGCTTGGACTGAATAACATAGAACTAGAATTATCAGTTTTACCAATAACAAGCCCTTCGTTCGATGAAGTCATGTAGCTGTCGATAAAGTTCCAACGCTCTGACATATCATTTAGGTCGTTCTCTAGTTTTGCGACACGAGCACTGGCATCAGCAAGGTTCTTCTCGGCCTGTGCCCGATTAGCATTATTTGCATTCACGAAATCTTGGTAGGCTTTGACCCACTGATTAAGTGTGTCAAGGGATGCTTTAGCCTCGAGCTCGGCTTGTACCACAGAATTAACTTCGTTAAGCTTGTTGAGTTGGGCTTGTGTCAATACACTGTCAGCCTTAGAATCGATATCATCTTGTACATCTTCGATGGCAGGGGTCCAGTCCGTTTTGACTGTCCCTTTTTCGATTTTCACTTCCCAAACCGACTTGCTAGCTGTTTTGTGATATGTGTTGACGCGTAGATGATAATTTCCTGTCGGTTTAACCCAAGTAATCAGTGTTCCTGTAGTCCTTGTTTTTAAATCAGATACAATCTGATAATTTTGGTATTTATCATCAATCAGCCAAAGCGTCACATTATCGCTCTCGATATTTGCGTTGTGCAAGGCAGTAAAATTACCGTCCGATTTCGCACTAATAAGGTATTTTTGATCCTGCTCTAAATAAACAGAAGTTTCGCTTTTATACAAAACGTTATTATCAAAATTCGTTGGTTTCTTATCCGGCTTAAAAGGTCCTTTTGAACCTTTTAAGAGGTTGCGACCACCGACCGAGACACTACCAGCAGTGTCATTCCAAGAGTAATCAGCTGGATTAGTGCTATCTGCTTTATCAAAGTTAGTACATATCCCTAGAAAACGCTTGGTGCCGTCTTGCGTCAGACTGAAACCAGTTCGACCATCGGCACTATCAGAGTAGGCAAAATGGACATAAGGTGTTCGTCCGTCTGCTCCAGCCTTACCCGGTATACCATCCCGGCCATCGCTACCTTTCCATTTAGACCAGCGATAGTCTTGCGGATTCCGACTATCCGTAGTGCTGAAATCTTGGTACATACCGATGAAAGCCTTGTCAGTGTCGGTCTGGCTAAAACCGCTACCAGACACGGTGTCAGCGTAAGCAATGTGGGTGTACTGTGTTTTTCCATCAGCCCCCTTAACACCGGGAATACCTTGGTCTCCTTTAGGCCCAGTGTCGCCTTTATCGCCTTTAGCCCCTTGTTCCCCGATTTTAGAAACTGAGTATCCAGTTTCGCTAGTGTTATCGGTGTAGCTCCAAACTGTCTTAGTCCAGAGGTATTGCCCAGCTGGTACGCTAGGTACTTGGCTAACCCAACCAGTTGTTGGTGGGACTGTCCCAGATACCCCTTTAGCGTAGGTGATTGCGGTGCTATGAATACCGACACCGTCTTTACCCGGGATGCCATCTCGTCCACCTCGTCCATTTAAGCCATCAGACACACCGACAAATGTAATCTCGTCACTAGCAACCTCTTTCTCTCCAACCCAAGCAGATACCGTTATCACAGTTGGTTTAGTAATCTTGCTTGCGCTCACTGTGTAAGTCAGTCCAGCTCCAACAATAGAGCCATCAATTACAAATCGATAGGTTGCGTTAACCGTCTGATTCCCTCGTTTTAGTGTCGGACGTAATGTTGACTGCCCTGTATTGTTTTTAAAGATAACGCCGTTATCTGTTGAAAAAAGAATGCTGTAAGGTCTACTGTTTTCAACCATGCGTTCGAAGACGGTTCTAAGGTCTCCCGATACCCTATTTTCAAGTTCTTTGAAATTACCAAAAGTCGTTGTGTTATTTGCTGGATTGCTAAAACTAATCTTTTGCTCAATAGCACGAGCCCTTACGTCGAGAGATGGGACAAAGCCCTTGTCGTGAATAGTGATAGTATCCCCAATCTCGACATCAACGAACCCATCAACTTCGTAAGTGATAGCTGGGTAGGCATTTTTTCGCAAATTCGCAATCCCTGCAGCACGGATAACTCTTGGATCATCACTGTCAACTTCTAAATCCTTTCGAATCCACTTATTATCTTGAGTTGATGCCCCAAAAGTTGAAGGATATAAATTAGCTGCATGAGGGGCATAGAGACAATTACCCTCTTGCTTGAAGATAACAATCCCTTTGTCATTCTTCTCTTCCCAAGCCGGGAGACCATCAATATAGACTCGCACTTCAGGGGCGTTCTCAGGTTGCTCTTTTGCCTTGCCGTACGGAACAATCATCGTATAGATTTCGGTTTTATCAACCTTCCTCGTCATCGATTTGATATTTTTTTCAAACGTCAGACGGATATCGCTACGAATTCGACCTACGCCAGTGTGTGAATCGTCCGCTTGATGGTAAACATTCAGGACAAGCTGCTTGATAGAGCTGTCGTCATTAAGTCTAGTCACAAATTCAACTTCAGCATTAAATTTATTAGCCAAGCTCAACAACCTTGCTAACTTCGTGTCTTGTCCCTCCCATTCAAGTGTTTTTTTCTGGTCAGAGACTTCATTGACACCGAGCGTGACCATTGCGAATTGAGGAATATCAAACACATTGAGGTATTCTGCGAATGACATAGCTCTATCAGCCTTGTAAGCATTCGTGTACTCATTTATCAACTCAAGGTTCAGGTTCTCACAGTAACATCTCACCCATCGCTCATTCTCTTCAACTTTCATAATATTAAACAAGTACGTTTGGCTATTATGCTTGAACGAAATGAAAGAGCGCTCGTTTAGCTGGTTGTAAAGCGGTTGGTTTGCTGTATCACCTAGCAATTCCTTCTTCGAAACAGTAAACTCGAAAGTGCTAGATGCCGTCTCAAGATTGCGAGTCCAAGTGTCGTCGTAGAAGTTTAACGTCTCTTGCTTTTCGTTATCGATAAAACCAATTTTTTGTAAATTAGCATCGTGAATCGTTAATAGCATTACAAATACCTTTCTTCAAATTTGACAGACACAGAGGGTTTGTTTGTAACCCACCTTGAGCAGTAAACTTCGAGTTGAGACTTGCCAGGAGGGATCGTGATGAAGTCAGAACCCTGTACGACATCAACAATTTTCGAAATATTATCTACAAGTACAGTGTCGTTCTCGCTGTTTATCACAACTTCTCCACCAGCCCTGTATCGATTAGGAACTTTCCGGACTCCTACAACATAGTCTTTGCGATAAATGAAATCATCTAAGTACATGTGGCTAACTTGCGGTGTGTTCCCGATTTTGCTGAAGATAATGTGGATTTTATCCGATTTCTTACCTTTGATTTCAGGGATAGTGTATCTAGGGTAAGACCCCCACCAATAGAACTGGACGACGTCGTCAAACCGTTGGATATCTGACCACCCTCTGGGCTCGTTAAATGGGTTGTGCTCTTCTATGTGTGTACCTAGAAACTGCTTTCTGTCAACAAAACGGTAGCCACCCCTGCCATCGCTGGCTAAAAAGTTGTATTCACAACCTAGACCGCTACCACGTTTGTAGGTCTCAACCCCATACAAAAAAGTTCCGCTTGCATCTGTGACACTAATTTTCAAATAACCCATCTGATCTGCAGAGCCTAGCCAAAAAATTTGCCTCCACCAGAAGTACTCGTACAGAGCGCCTTTTACACCGCTGGAATCCCTTGGGATATCAAATGTAACCGACGCTGTCTGACCGCTCTGCAACGCAATGTGGGGGCGACCCCAAGCGTTGTCGATGTAAAGCGTGCCGTTCGGTCTGGTATCGTTGCTATCATTCGTGATACCAACGTTTTTCAACCCTTGTGCCAATCCGTTAGGGATTCTGTGTTGTCCATTAGATGAAGCGTAATCAAACAAGACCTCTGACTGCTTGTAAGTCTCTGTATCCCCTTTTTGCCTATCGCCAAGCTCCAAAATACCACTACTGTTAACCAATCCGATATAGCCATTCTCACTATTGTGCTTCACTGTGATTATCGGATGCGCATCAACTGATCCGTCGTTGACAAGGTCAAATACCAGTTTGCCGTTTTCTGTTTTAGGAGTTTCGAAACTTCGATATGTAGTTGAGTGTGCGACTCCATCTGGGACCATGAATTCAATTTCAGCTTGGTCATACCAGTCGGAAATGCCTTTTAAACTAACATCACCTTTTACTATAGCCAGATAGTATCTGTCTGGTTCGTCTGGCAATCTCAACTTAACAGGTTTGTCAGAATGCAACACTCTAGCCGCTTGTTCCCTGACACGATAAAACATGCCGTTATCAACTTTGGCTGGCTCGTTCGGGTCTACGAAAGCAATGTCTTCAAGATGTCTTGTCGCTAAACTAACAGTAAGTTTGATTTTTTTTGCACCAAACGCAACTTGTTGAATATTGACCCCGATTTTAGGGGCTGAATCCGTCGTTATGTTGCGTTCATTCCCGATTTCGTGCGACACTTTGATTAATTTAAAGTAATCGTTCAAATCGTATCCATTGAATTGAAACACAGCCATTATTTAATACCTCTCATGCGTTTGTAAGTAAAATCTTTATCTTTCTGGTATGAAGTCAAATCGTCTCCTGTAGCGTATGCAAACTCTCGACCATCGACACTCAATGAGATTGGACGACCGATTAGTTCAGTGATGATATCCATTGCTTGCTCGAGACGGTCCATTCTACTATCGTCTCGAACCGACAAATCAACGCTACCACGAATTAAACCACCACCAAAGCCATCAAACAAGTCGTTGTCTTCGAACAAGTTTCTAGAATCTATTGCGTACTCACTAGCCACATCAATCATTTCTTTGATAGAGTCTTTGACAAATTTTACACTTCTATCAATACCTACAGCCATCCCTTGGCCAATGTAGATACCGACTTCATCACGGAATAGTCGTGATGGTGAATGGATCCTAGCTTTTGCCTGAGCTGCACGCTCTGCTTGGGCTACAAGGGCGTTAGCAGCAGCCGTTACCGCACCAAGAGCAGACATCATACCAGCGGCCAAACCTTGACCAATCATTGCCCCTGCTGCTCGCATAGCACCTACACCAGCCATAGCACGGGCTTGTGCCGCATTAACTAATGCCCCCATTGCTGAGGATACAGCACCAACCGCCGATTGGATCCCTTGAGCAATAGCTTGTCCAGTTTGTTGACCAGCCTGTTGACCCATCTGAATCATTCGCTGACCATTCGATTGAACAGCTTGCGCCATTCTTTGCATTGCTGATTGCACTTGTGCCGCTGCGTTGTTCATTGCTACACCAATCAGTGGCGCTAATGTTCCAATTTGCATAATGGCAGTCGTAGCCATTGTGGCACTTGACGCAACCAAGTTGAACTGCGCTGGAATCAAAGCAATTGAGGCTGTCAATTGCATGACACTCGCAATTACCATAGTAAATTGGCTACTAATCAGTGCCACTGTAGCACCAACGGCAGTAAGGCTTGCGTTCATTGCAGTGAACTGTGTAGTCACCGCTTGAATAGATGCCCCAACCATTGTTAATTGGCTATTGAGCATAGTCAAAATTGTCCCAAGCGCTGTGAATTGTGCCCCAAACATTGTCACACCCGATGTAGCTACCAAAAGTTGACTGTTGATTGTAGACAATGCAGTTGTGAAGGTCGTAAATTGGCTATTAAGCACAGTCAAAGAGGTGCCAATCATAGTGAACTGAGTACCTATGAGAGTTAGGCTAGTGCCTAACATAGTCGTACTTGATGCCATTGTAGACATGCCAGCAGTAATCATAGTTAATTGACTAGCGAGATTGGTTAGGCTGGCAGTTAATGTAGTCATACTTGCGTTAACCGAAGTCATGCTAGAAGTCAATGACGTTGAAACTGCACTGAATTGAGTCAACCCAGTAGCAGCTTGCATCAAGGCTGGCGCAAGTGTCATGATTTGTGTTCTGAAGGCTGTGATAGGTCCCACAATTGCAGTTAGACCACTGAGCGATTGACTAGCTTGGCTAGAGAATGTGCTAAATGCTGTTCCTGCTGTGGTCAATAGTGATTGTAGATTAGTGAACGACGATTGAATACTTGTAATCGTGCTTGAGAAATGACTTAAACCTGCAACAGCGCTAGAAGCCGAGCTAGACACCTTGCTCATCCCATTACCAAGCTGTGTCATGCCAGTACCAGCTTGCGCCAACCCAGCCGAATTGTTACCGATTGAACCAACGCCTTTGGCGACTGCCGCAAGAGATGCAGCCATGTCACCGAGGTTGGTATTGGTAATCTTAACCACACCATTAGCAAGCTGATTGAAACCAGACCCTGCTTTCTGTGCTGCCGTACCAATCGAATTGAACACATTAGCCAAGCTATCCAATACACTACTGATTGCACTACCTGCAGAGGTAATCACGTCTGAAATGCCTTCAAATGCTGACTTGATACCGTCACCGATACCTTGCGCCGCCGTAGCGATAGATGTACCGACTGATTGCACTACGTCAGCAATGCCTTGTAATGCTGTACCAATCGCAGACCCAACCGAGCTAATAACATCAGCAACACCACTTAGAGCAGTACTAATAGCAGTTCCGATACCCATTGCCGCTGTAGCAATTGCCGTTCCTGCTGCTGAAACCACTGATGCAATTCCAGAGAATGCAGCGCTAATCACACTACCGATTGCTGTAATGATAGGCACAATCTGTCCGATGATAGCAACAATGCCATCGATGATAGATTGTAAGATAGGTGCCAATGTTTGAACCACTGTCACAATGCCTTGGATCAATTCGCTTAAAACTGGTGCCAATGCTTGAACCACTGCAACAATTGACTCGTAGAGCGTTTGGAAAATTGGCGCTACTGCCGAAATAGCTCCGGCAATTTCATTGATTACCATTGCAATTTGTGGTCCAAATTGACCGATTACTTGAGCAACTTGAACGATACAATCCGTAATGATAGGTGCGATGGCTATAATTGTGTCTGAAATTATCTGAGCTATAGCTGTCATCGTATTCCCGATGATTTGAACAATCGGAGTGATTGCTGTGGCTACTTCACTGATTGCAGAGCCTAGAGCAGTAGCCAAACCGCTGAAAGCGTCAATGATAGCTGGCAATGTTCCTAGAACGGAAGTCCAAGCATTACCAAATGCTGTAATGGCTGGTGCCGCATTGCCAATAGCAGTACCGATAGCTTCAACCAATGGTGAAAGTTTGGCCAGTCCTGGTGCTGCTTCACCGACTGCCTTAACGACGATGCCAAATGCAGTACCAAATGCTTCAATTACTGTTCCGGCTGCCTTCCCAATACCTTGCACAACAGTGCTAAATGCTGAACCTAGAGCATTTAGGATTTGCGAAACACCTTGGGATTGAGTGGCCAATAGCGTGAACGAAGCAACGATAATAGCGATACCTGCACCAATTCCAACTGCTGCGATAGCGACACCAGTCGCAAACGATAGTATCTGAGCCGAATTCAGCCCCTTGAGACCTTGCAAGGCGAATTTTAGACCTTGCCCGAAACCTTTGTAAGTTTCAGCTATACCTTTGAATATAGCTGTCAAGATTCCTTTGATTGCGTTCCCAGATGATTTGATTACGTTGGATATCCCACTGAACAACTGGGCTATCGTTGACTTAGAACGTTTAACGCTATTTGTAGCTCCTTCAAGACCCTCGGTAGCTTTATTTTTAAAAGCACTAAACGGATTAAATGACTTAATCCAGTTCAGACCTCGCATAGCAGTGTCAAACACTGAAAGCCCAGCCTTGGCAGTCATAAAACCTGCCACCATGGCTAAAATGCCACTAGTGATGCCATTGAGCACGCCTTTAGGGATAGAGCTTGCAAACTTAGATACTGCTGAAACGGCTTGAGATATCCATTTTGTTAACGTTCCAAAGGCTGTTCCTAGTGCTGAGATAATTGTTTGCATCTCAGAGCTACTAAACACATCGCCAATTGAAGATCCGATGGTTTTAACAGCTCCCCAAGCATCTTCTATCGCTGATTTAAAAGCTTTGAATGCGCCGGTGTCCGAAAACGAGCTAATGAAACTCTTAACTGAGCTAGTAGCAACAGTTAAACCTCTTGATAGCCCACTAACAATGTCGCCAATGCCAGTGCCTAGCCCTTGGAATATACCCTTGAAATCTATGGCTTTTAGCGCTGCTTTAGCTTGGGTAGAAACATATTTAAATGAATCAGCTAAACCCTTGATGGCTCCTGTATTACTAAAGCCTTTCCAAAACGATTGAACGGTTTGGCTGACCCCTTTTACAACTTGGTCAATTGCTTTATCGAGTCCGTTTGCGAACTTCTGAATCGATTGTTCATCAATTTTGCCAAGAGCATCAATGATACCCTCGATTCCTCTGATTGCCTTGTTGCTAAGCTGTTCAAAAACTGGTTGCAATTTGGTTGAAACCGTTTCGTAGAGCCCGTCAACGGCTTCGTCTACAGATTTGTACCTAGTAGCCAAGCTCTGCATGGAATCGCCTGCTCGTTTAAAAGCCTCTGCAAAGTCTTCAGTCTTAATTTCACCGTTTTGAATTTTGCTTACAAGATCATCAAGAGACATTCCCATCTCTCTAGCGACGGCAGCCATACCCGCTGGTGACTGTTCCATCATCAACTTGAAGTCTTGCCATTGAATTTTAGGCTTAGTCATCGCTTGAACCATTTGTTGGCTAAGCGTCTTCATTGCCTGTTTAGGGTTTTCTGCAGAAGCGGCAAGACCACCCATAGCTTTTACCAAATCCCCAGCATCACTGCGGCCGATTGCGGCCATCTGAGAGAACGTAGTACCCATGTCCGATGCAGAATAGATGGTTTGTGTTGCATAATCTTGCATAGACTTTTTAGCCGACGCAATTTCTGCTTGCCCCCAACCTAGCTGGCTTAAGCTCCCGTCAAATGTTTTCCATGCCTTCGTCGAATTGTTAAGCTCGGTCATCATACCACCGATACCGCTGGTTATAGCGCCGATACCCTTAGTGATCCCAGCACTAACAAGGTTAGCACCGAGCACACTTTTAAACATCGAGCCTAGACCTTTGCTACTCTTACCGAGTGATTCAGCTTGTTTTTGAGCGTTTTTCAGGGCGCTAGATAAGCCGTTATCTTGTGCTGACAGTATCGCCCTTACATTGAATGTTTTATCAGCCATCTAACAACCTTTCCTCTCTTTTGAACGCTAAATTTCGTCTAGCTATCTGGATAAGATGCCTATTGTCCTTCTCAGCGGTTCCGAGAAGTTCTTTTTCCCGCCGGTCTTCGTCGTAAAAGTCTTTAAATTCCTTAAAGACATACTTCTTACCGCCCTTGCTCGTAGCCTTCACACTGCGATTCAAGAAGGCTTGCAAATAAAGTTTCTTCTCCTCTTGGATAAACCTTTTCGCATAAGCTTTTTGATACAGCCTCAACTCGTTTAGAGTCATTCGTCTAGCTTCTAGGAGTGTTGTTCCATACCTAGCCATGCAATTGGTAACTAAATCTTCGTAAGTCTCTCTTGAGCTCTTGACGTTTTCTAAGCTTCTTCTTGAGCCTCTAACATTCGTTTGGCTGTTTCTCGTGTCAATGGTTGCTTCTGCAATTGCGAGAAAAAATCCTCGAACAAGTTATCCAATCGCCCATTTTCAGCCTCACGTTCAACGAAGCGCTCAATTCCTTCTACGGATGGTTTTTGACGTTCTGTAGCAGTTCCAGCTTGAATGAGGTCTAGCAGAACAAGTGGGTTCTTTTGTTGCAAATCAACCACTGCGTGTTGTACACCAAAGCCAAACGCTACACCGTTTTGGTTGATTGAATAACGCTCGTCGAGCACTCGCAAGAAGTCAAATCCAAAATTCAAAGTATAGTCTTTGTCATTAATTGTGATAGTGTTCATGTTTTAAATTTCCTTTCAAAAATAAAAAGCGAGGGAAACCCTCGCTAACTGTTTTAATTATCAATGTCCAGTAATAGCAGTAGTGTCTTGGAAAGTATATTGGATCTCTCTGATTTGCTCGTCAGACAGAGTTGCTTCACCAGCCTGTGGCTTGCCTTCAACGGACATTTCAGATTCAATCTCTACGAGCTCTTCAACATTCGCTGGGACTTCCCATGAAGACAAGCGACCGATTGCATAGAGTGCGCCGTATTTCCCATTTGTTTTCTTATCAGTCAGATCAATTTCCCAAACTTCGACCTTGTATCCATCAACTACCGATTGTTTCAACATTTCGTTGACTTCGTCTTTTGTACCGATTGCGTTGATTGACAAGGTTGTTTCTAGACCACCATCGGCAACAACCGCACCGTCTTTGGTTTTAGTTGTATCCGCATCACGGGAATATTCCCACTTATGTTCTGTTTGCAGTGCCAATTTAGCTGCTGCTTTCGTGTCCCCGTATTTGCGGAACATCAAGATTTTATTCTTACCTAGCTGTGCTTCTTTAACGTTTGTATCAGCCATGCTTTTCCTCCTCAGTAAAATTTGTAATATAAATAAATAACGAAGTGATAAAGCTCTTCGTCAGTGCTGTTATCACGGTTAGAATCAATTGACGACTCATTGACTTCCGATGAGAAGTGCATCCCATCGATATTTTTGATAGCAAAATAACTGGACAATAACTGCCCAGCCATATCAGATAACTGCTTGCGGTCATCTACTCGCCCCCAAACATGGACGGTTGACGACAAGCGACCTATTAAGCGTGACTTTGTGGCTCTGGGCAATGTTTGAATTTCGCCCATAACAACGAATGGATAAGATGCACTGTCTGGTGGAAGGTAAGGGTAAGTAGCGAAACCGAGTCCCTCACTAATTCGAAAGAGTTCGTCATGTAGTAATTGGTCTGGTTGTTTCATATCTACTCCCATTTAGCTAATTCCTCGACCATCCCAGGGACAGTCGCTTCTAACGCAGGAGCCATGAAAGGCTGTGCTGCCATCTTTCGAGTACCTACTTCAAGGTACCCAGAATATTTTGTATGAGCCGTCACAACAGCTCTATCACCCCCAGCTTCAAGAGTAATCGAGCGACGTGTTGCGCCAGTGGTATATTTACCGCTGAATTGCGCCTTGCCAATTGCGTTCTCTTTTAATTTACTGCCGTATTTTTTTAAAACTCGTTGTCGACGTTCTGGATTGGCATTTTTTAACAAAGATTGGCTCATTTCATCTAGCCCATAAAACGTAAGTGTAGCCATATTACTTCACCGCCTTATTGACGTACAGCACACTTCTTCCAGCTAGATATCCTCTAGCGGTTACTGGAATGTATTTGCTACCACGGTATTCAACGGAAGTTACAGATACTGTCACAGGGCTTCTGAAACGAACAACCAAGCTCGTAGCATTTAGCAAACCTCCCAGCTTAGCTTGAAGGTCTAAGCTTGCACCAGTCACATTGCACTTAACTTCTTTGGACCATTCTTCCCCTCCGACCATGCGACCAAGGACGGGATCATATCGTTTCGGTGTCTTATCGTTTTGATATTTGAGTATCACAGTATCTGTGTATCTCATAGAAACAACACACTCCCTTCCTTCGATTGCCCAGAGGTCCCAAATGTTCTTTGAAGCATATCGTCATACGGTTTAAATTCGTTCTCGTTGTCGTAATAAGACATTGAGTGACCATCTACCGTCTCAGCTTTAGCTCCTTCAGCTCCTCGACGATTGAAGCGTTTAATAACGCAATCTTCGAAGATAAAAGAAAAACCATCGTCAATATTGACAACGGCATATTCTGCTTTAAAATGACTGATTACCCTATTTAGCAATACTCTTAAGAGGTCAATGCTATCGTCGTCATCTTTTGAAATCTCAAGGTCCAGCATGACATTATCTAGGACCTTTTCTTGATCTAGTTCAGCCATGCTAGACCTCCTCATTCTTCAGTGTTATCTGTTGCTTTTTGGCGACTTGCTTTTTTGGGTTTCTCTTCAGTTTCAGAGTCAAGGAAACCTGCTTCAGCAAGTTCTTCGACACGTTCACCAGCATAATCGTCACCGGCATAGTAAATAATGCCGTCGGTTTTATCCTGAAACGCTTTTAAAACTTTAGTCATAGCTACTCCTTTCAAACTACGCTACTGGAATAACAGTGAGCATATAGCAATCGTCCAAGCGTTCGAATGAAGGCAACGCAATCATCGATACTTTGGTTTGGACGTTGACTGGATCAGTTGTTTTAGTAGTTGTAATTGCAATACCTTGGTCAACCACTTCAACTTGAGCTCCTGGAGTGTCCCCAGACTGCAAATCTGACTCTTCTGGAGTTGTACCGAAAACAGTAGAACCCAATGAACCGTTTGGCACCAAAGTTAAATGACCGTCTGGATAGAATTTGCTAATCTCTCCTTTGTCATTTCGGTAAGTGCCATTTTCCAAAAGAACTGTCACACCGTAATTATCTAAAATGTACGCTTCAACCTCGGCTTTGGTTACTGTTGTTCCTGAAGCCGCAAGAGGTTTGATGATTTTGACTGTAGATTCTGATTTACGAATCAAGCTAAACGTTTTGGCATTCATGATAGCAATTTCTGGCATCAAGCCAAGGCTTTGAGCTGTTTCGATTGCTTCTTCGAGGTCCGCAAGAGGTGTTGCTGTTGCTTGCGTCCAGTCTTTTGCAACTGTTTTCTTGTGGTCGTCTTTAACGCCATAGTCAATATCGACGTTTTTCCCTTCGTTAACAAACGCAATCTTACCAGTTGCGAGAACTTGCATACGCATTGATTCCAAACGAGCACGAGCACCTTGGATAAGTGTCATTTCGTCATTGAAAATGCCTTGTGTGACAGTCTCAATCAAACCAGTGTTGTTAGAACCAGCGATCAAGTTAAGTTGTTGACGGTCAGCTTCTTTGACTAACATAGCTTCTTTGAAGAATGGCATTTGTTCGTCATGGATTTCAGCGCCCACACGCTCACGAATAGTGACATTAGTGTCGAATGCTGCTGGCTTCAAGACTACCGCACGCCCTGAAGAACCTTTGATGTAAGACAATTTAGTCCCAAGTTGTTTGCGTGCTGGGAAAATGCGTTCTCCAAGCGTAGAATCCACATCTAATTGCGATGTGTTGAAATATCCAGCGATATTAGATGCTGTTACCGTGTCATAAATAAGACCCATTAAGCATTGCCTCCTTTTCCTGCAATAAATTTAACGAGTGGCAACGCTGTTTTAATAGCGTCGTCAACTGTACCACCGTTAACCGCTTCTTTCCAAACCTCACCAGCGTACAAAACAGACACTGTTTTATCAACAGACAAGTCTGCATCGTATAGAACGATTCCTTCTGGTGCCGTCTTGTTCTCTTCTACTGGTTTAGAGCGGTCATCGAAAATTGACCCGCCTTTACCAGCTACTAAAGTACCAGCTTTAATGTACTTCTTGCCGTCTACGTCAACACCAGCAAAATTTTTATCAACTGTGGCAGTGACAGCTTTGTAAGGTAAAGAACGTAGAATGTTACTTGTGTCAAATACTTTTTTTACTGACATGAAAAATCCTTTCTAATTGTTGGCTAGATAATCTTACCTGACGAACGGACAGCTTTTTGAGCTAAGCGAGAGCCGTAATTGTCTGTGTTAGAAATGCCATCCGCTGATGCTTGAGGTGCATTTTGTCGGACAGTTTTCTTAACTTCTTCCGCAACAGCATTATTAAATACTGTTTCGAACTCAGTCACTGCTTTAAGTGCATTCTCAGCGTTGCCAGCCATTGCGAATGTCTCAGCCAATGCGCTAGGTAAGCCTTTGGCTACCAAATCTTTCTCAACAGCAACAACAAGCTTTTCATGCTCGAAAGCAGCACGTTCCTTCTCAAAGCTCTTTTGCTGATCCTCGAACTCTTTTTTAGCTCTATCTTGAGCTGATAGATTGGCATAATCTTTTTCTTTCTGTAGAGCATCGGCTACTGCTTGAGCTGTACGCTCTTGTTCACCCTTGTCTCTGTTGCTCAAAGCAGTCTGTACCGCTTTGTTAATCATGCTATCTAATTCAGATTGAGAACCCGGTGCTTTGAAGTCGCTCGCAGGGGTTGGGTTGTTCCCTTGCCCTTGGTCTTGGCGACTCTCTTGTTGTCCGTTAGTCTCGATAGTGTTATCTTGTTCCATAGTTTCCTCCTACCTAGTCTCATGAGCAGCACCCCTTTCTAAGCCACGATAAGGCTAGCTACGCCCTCTCTAGTCTTGTCTAGGGTATTTACCCACGAGCCACGCTAGTATTGTTTATTTAGGGCTTAAATTAGCCCTATGCGCCGACGAGGTATCGAACCCCAAAGCCCCTTGGCTAGCACGGCTATCAGCGCATAAGAAAAAGCCGTATTGCTACGACTTCAATTATTTATTTCATTAATCCGATTATTTTATCTGGATCAGTAAGAGCTATCTTCTACATACACCTCGGCCACCGCACAACGGCAGTATGGGTGCATCGGTGGGGCGTTTAGACCACTCTCCATCTTATCAACCGGGACGGGTTCTCTCTCAGTATCACGACCAACTTGTTTGCAATAATCGCAAGCCCTCGATTCTGGCATGAGTTTAAAATACTCAAACCCATTCTCTTTCATGATATCTTGCTGAGCTAGCGTCTGAACTCTAGCATGTTCCGTGATTGCCAATCGTTCAGCGTCAGTACGAGATACATCCATGTATTTGCGGATTCTCTGAGCGATGGTTATACCGTTCTCTCCTCGAATAAGAGCTCTGGTCACTTCCGTTTTAACCAATTTGCGCAACTGTTCCTGTCTCTTCCAGATACGCTCCGACCATTTAGCGCCTTCGAAATTAGCGTTAACAGCCGTCGTCATGTACCTTTCAAGTGTTTTCTTGTTAGGCACCGTCTGATCAAGCAGGCTTCCTCTTACAATTTCGCTCTTATAGCCATTCATCAGATAATCGTTAGTTAATTGACGTTCGCCTTCAGATAAAACCAATAGTTCGAGTTCTAACTCTTGGATAAGAAGCTCTTGACGGCCAACAGACATAGAAAAATTGTAGTCTCGAAGCTCCTTGTTTGCCTTTGGGCTAAAATCTTTGTCAGCTACATACTGTTTGGCTTTAGCTTCAAAAGCCTTGATATCAAAACTGTCTGCTCTTCGCTTGGCATCGCTGACAGTCAATCCGTTTTTGTCAGCGAAATTTTGGATATAAGCATCTAGTTCTTTGCGTAATTGCGAAAGTTGCAAATTATATAGTGCTTCAAGTTCTTTCTTAAACTCAGCTTCACCCTTTTTATTGCTCGCTTCTCGTTCTTTCTGAGCACGTTCTGACCAATACGTCATTCATCAGACCTCACAGAATCACTCGTATGCGATTTACCCACTTGCCCGTTAAACTCGCTAGAATACCCCTTAAAATCGATTTTAGACACCTCTTTATCCAATCTGTCGAGTTCCTCGGCTGGGCTCTCGACCAAACCAGATAGGCTAAGAGCAGTTTCTTGTGACACTTGACCACCAAGCCCCGTCAAAATAGCTACTTGCTCGGATAGCGATTTCGGCAAGTTTGGCGTGAATGTTATTCTCAAGAAGTTTTCATCAAACGCTTTGAATTCTTTGACCAACTCTCCTACACGACTAGCCAAACGATATCGACGCTTCAACCCTTTTGTAAATTGCGATTGAGTCTCAATACGGTCTTGGTCAAGTCCAAACAGTTTGTACTTCATTGCCTCGCCGGACGTGTTGCCTGAAAAGTTCTCATCGGCCATGTCTGGCGTATTGGTAAAAGTATGAATATCTTTATCCAGTCTGGTCTTGTACGCTTCGACACCAGACACATCGTAAGACTTAGTTAGATATTCAGCCTTAACCGTCCCTTCTTTGCCGTCTGCGGATTTTGGGGGTACCAGTTGCATTAAACGCTTAGCCTTCATGTCTTCCGGTTTCATATTCGCAGGTAATCGCATGTCACCATAGATGGCAAGGATAGCATCAGCCATATCAGACATGTGATTAGCGGTATCAGATTCAGCCGAATCATATAAGTCGATCAAATAAAGTTCGGTCTCATAATCACCAATCCCATCAGTGTTATTTAGAAATTCTGTAATCGGTACAGTCCCGAAAGCGTGAGCAGTGACAGAAACCTCTTTTAGATCTTCCGAGTAGTCCAAGACGTGAATATTTGATGAAGTGTATACTTCAACGGTTTGATGTGCGTCAGAAAATAAATCAGCACTGTAGTATCTAACCGCTACTAATGAATTGTCTTCAAGCGAATTGTCATAAATAATAAACGTATTAAGAGGGCTTAACTGTTTAATTCGTGTCTGGTCGTCCTCGCTACGATAAATCAGTTCGTAAGCACGCCCGACTTGCGACAAATCTCGGATAAGATTACGGTTCAGCGTATCAATGTCATTGTTTCGTCCAATTTCCTTGATTGCTTCATCGTTTTGCGAGCCACTAACACTATCATCATACTCAACACGAATAGGATTACCAGCTAGATATCCCGTCTTAAATTTACTAATCATGCGCCCATAATTGTGGACGGCACGTTTGTCAGACATCTCTTTATCCTTACGCCTTCCAGCCTCAAGAACGCTGTGGTTGTCTCCTTTTGCATAATCAAACAACTCCTGGACTCTTGGACGTTGACGCAACTTGTGATGGTTAATAAAATTCTTGAGCAATGCCCAGTTATCTTCTCTTAAGTCATCAACACTTTTAGCACGGTACTTTGTGCGTGATTCTCGATGAAATCGCAGATTCAAAACATGCGATTGTCCGGTACTGTCGACAAATACTGTCTGTTCCATTCTTCCTCCTTCAGCTAAATATATCTATCAAATCATCATAGCTTGCTCGCTCTGTGCTGTTAACAACATAGTCTGAATAGAGCGCATATCTCACACTATCCAGCACATCATCAAACTCTTTTAACGGCTCATCTCTTGCGCTGTTCTCTTTCCATCGATACTGAAATATTTCGTCAAAAAAACGAGGCACAAAGTCTCGCTTAACGTATAATTTTTGTTCCTTAAACAACTTGGCGATAAGTTCGATACCAGCGATTACCGACTTGTTAGCGTTACTGATATCAAAACCCTCGTTATCAAAGCGTGCTACGTGCTCTGGACGTGCGCTATCAGCATAGAATGGGATATTACCGTAGATATCGGTTAGCTTCCCAGCTTGCTCTACCCACCAATCAATTTCTTTGAATTGCGATGCCACGCCATCAACGAGGTAGTAATTATTATCCACGCCTTCACCAACTATTACGATAGATCCGTAGTGAGTATATCCCCAGTCAATCCCCGCAAAATAGCGTCTCATGTCTGGCAACTCATCAACTACGTGAATCTTACTGTCATAATCAGCATAGATAGCGCCTTCTGCCACGGTCCAAAGTCCAAGAATGTCTCTGTCATAGAATTTACCCTTTGGTGTAGCTGCTTTAATTGAGTCTATATAGCGTTTTGATAAAAAGGTGTTATCGTCGAGTTTGAAACTAAAATCTATAATCTTGCCGTCATTCTTGCCAATGTAGTCTCGGTTAAGCCAATGGTTTGGGTTGTCTGGGTTACTATCCCACACCACACGAGCACCCTCGCCCGAACACCGTGAGATGATTTCTTTGAAAACTACCTCATTCGCTAGTGACGCTTCATTGACGTAAGCTCCGAAAGCCGTAAAACCACGGGCACGCTTAAGCCCAGATATAGAGCCAGTGTATACTTGCACGACTTTTACACCGCAAAAAACGAAAGAGCCATGCTTATCGTATTTTGGCTCAAATCCATATTTGTTGTAAAGTTCTTGCAACACGTTATTCTGTATCGACGTTGACGACGTGCCCGCTAAGATATAGATAGGCTCATCCACGCCTAGACGATCAGCAATCTTTCTAACACGGCTCAGTTCAGTTACAAACGTATCATTGTTAACTACTGTCTTACCAGCACGTTTAGCGCCATGAAGACCGCATATAAACCAGTCGTGGTTCCAGATATAGTGCAACACATCCAATTGCCGTTTGGTATAGAGCTTACTCAAGTCCATCGCTCACAGCTCCTTTGATAATATCGAGGAAACCAGCAATTTTTTCATCTTGCCCTTCATCACCACCAACTTGAGATTTGAGTTTTTCGATCTCAAGTTGCAATTTCTCAGCTTGCTTAGCGGTTGGATAGCGTTTCATAAGTTCGCTACCAGCTTTAATGACCTCAGAAATGGACGGGGGCTTCTTAGTCTTGACGAACTGACCTGTAACGGCGTTTAGCTCGACGACTTCTTCCATCAACTCTTGCCTCAATATCGAAGTAAAAACTTGCATAACTTCATCTTGTTTTGCAATCTTTTTCTTTTCAAGCTCTTTCATCCGCTCTTCGATATAAGCCTTGATTCCGACATTTTCCAACAAATCATGACTTCTTGCTTTAGCATATTTCTCGGAATAACCAGCTTTTAGAGCTGCATTATAAGCTATACCAGATATCAAGTATTCATCCGCAAATAACTTTTGCCGTTGATTTAGCCCAATGTCCATCACCTCCTTAAAAGTGTGTATTTTATGCGTATTTCTGTTGACAAAGCCTTTTGTCATGTGTATAATATAAGTATAGAAAGTGAGGTAAGCAAAAATGCCAATGACACCTAAACAGATGGTCAAGCACCTAAAAAAGAATGGCTTCTACGAAATTAGTCAACGTGGTAGCCACCTCAAAATGCGAGATGACAAAGGTCATCAAACAACTGTACCAATGCACAATAAAGATTTGAGCAAAGGAACAGAGGATGCCATCTTAAAGCAAGCTGGATTAAAATAATCCACTTGGCTTTTTGCCTACTCATATAAACGGAGGAACATCATGAAATTATATCCAGCAGTATTCACACCGAGCGATGGTTACATCACTGTCACTTTTCCAGATGTGCCTGGAGCTATTACACAGGGCAAAGATATTGAAGAAGCCCACGCTATGGCTGTAGAAGTTCTAGGTTTTGCTTTGGAAGATTACTCAGAGTACCCAAAAGCAACACCAATCCACGAATTAAAAGAGCAATATCCAGATAGCGATATCGCTCTTGTTAGCATTGATATGGCCGCCTACATGCGTAAGTATCATTCTAAAAAAGTTCGTAAAAATGTCACTATCCCAGAATGGCTTAATGACTTAGCTGAAGAAAATAACCTCAATTTCTCTCAAGTGCTTACAGAGGCACTTGAACTCAAATTACACGCATAACAAAAGCGCCCAATTGTAGGCGCTCTTTGTTTTTTCTTCGATAATATAATAATACCACCTTAAACAGTTGTTAGACACCGTGAATTAACCGTTGAAATACCGTTATTTCAACGTTCCACAACTAATTTGCCATCTCTATACAATTCTGCAAATGCTAGGATAGCATTATTTAGCAATTCTTGAAAAGCCGTCCTCTCGAATCCGATTGCCTGGGCGATTTGCCAGTTTGGTTTCGGAGGGTATGCCAGATATTTCTCTATCAGTATTCTGCGATAGTCTGGACGATATAGCCCGCTAACTGCTTGCTCTATGGCTTCTAGCTCGTTCATAGCATCAACACGCCTAACTGCGATATTTTCCACTGGTCTGCTCACTCCGCTACCACCTCGTGGCATGAAGGTAAACTCTTGTGTGATCTTCTGCTCAGCGCTATCGTGTGCTATCTCTCGCCATCTAGGGTATTCTCGAAGTTTTCGCTTGCAACGTTTGATAGTTGCTTTTTCATCAATTTCCGGCAATAGCATTGTTCTATCCTCTTTGGTATAATAGTAGTGTTGATTTCCAAAGAGTGCCGGCCATTATGTCGGTCTTTTTTGTTTGGCCCAAAAAACATTAAGAAGTTTTATAAGGGAAAGATTAATGTATTTGTTTTTGGGTTGTTTCTTGGGCCTTTTATCACCTCCTTCTAGCCAAGACACCAGCAAGATCTTTGGCTTTTTTTAGTAATGCGATATCGATAAGAAAGAGGGTGTTTCACATCCTTTTCTCTTAAATTTGCCGGGTTTTTGTTGAGCAAGGTCTGTCAGCTTGCTCGGTGTTGAAAAGTGTTCAAGCCACTAAAAATCTATATTCATTTTTTTTAGCTTCATTTTTTATTTTTAGTGTTTGACAGACAATGGCTGGCAAGAGGAATCGAACCCCTTGAGTAACCACTCCAGCCAGATATAGTGAAATCATTTTTTTGGAGATTTTCCTCCTTCGTTTTTGAAATAATACAAGAATTATGGAGATTTCTGACCTATATCCAATTGCAGGCATAAGCCTTGGATAATCACGCTACCAGTATGAGCGTTTTAGATTTTGTAAAGATAAAAATAAAGGATACCTACTTTCTATATTTTAGATTTACTGGATTTGGGTAGCGTCAACGACCAGTCACGCTTCCGCTGATTTGAATGAAAAGAAATCAAAAGGCTCCTCTTTTCTAATTTATATTGACTGGTAATAGCTAGTAAGGGAGTCGAACCCTCACTAGCTACATGCCTAACGCATAGGCTTTATACAAGGCTTTTCTGACCGTAATTTTATTACGCCCTAACTCGCCTTTTTTACGATATTTCAGAATAATTCTGCCAATCTCGTCATCTAACCTTTCAGGCCACTCATAATGATTGAAGACACAATCAACAATCTTACTGAATAGCTCTCTTGACAGCACGCCTTCCATTTGAATGGCCTTCAAAGGAGTTAAAGCAGCCTTCTCTAAATAACACTGATTGATGGCGTTTTGGGTTTTGTTAGCTTTCTTCTTATCGCACCCTTTAATATCTCTAATGTACTTGTTTAGGTCGTTAGGGTGTTCCTTGCGTAGCCCTTCCACTTCCTCACGGAACTCCTGGAATAGCTCCGCTGGCAGTCCTGCGTTGGTTTTATCCAAAACTGGGCGCGTGGTTTTACCTCTTGTGTAATTCTTGGATAGATATGCTTTAAGGTCATGATATAGCTCATCAGAAATGATGCCTTTCAGTCTATCGACTGTTTGAGGTGAGATCCTCTGACGCTCCACGACCGCATTATTGAGTGCTTGCAAAATGATAATCGCTTGTTTCTCGCTGCACTGTCTCACTTTTTGGAAATGTTGCTTGTAATCTTTCGGATGTGCCTCTTTAAGTGCTGCATGTTCATTGATCAACCGTTGATGTAGCTCCTTGGTCAGTCCAGCATATTTGTAGGTTTTGCTCATGAGCTCCGCTCCTCTATCGCTTGGCAGTCTGCGATATATCCCTCTAATGTTATTCCAACGGCTTCGAACGGAGCGTATTCGCACACAGTTCTCTTAACCACCATTGTCGTAAGCGCTCTTGTATTTCTTGGACCTCTACCGCAAATAATAGCTACATCTCTCCTAAAGCGATCTCGCTCGAAAGCCATATCATAAAGTTTTGAGACGTTTCTCATTACCGATTTTTTTAATTGTCGTTTGTTCATTATTCCACCTCTAGCAGCTCTTGATTTTCGTAGATGTTGCCAATAACCTCAATGTAATACTCTTGACTGATGTCAAATAGTCCGTTATGTACTTGCCCGTCTATGTACCACATGAAAATCTCGTCCAAACCGCAAATAGTTCCAATTCCACCATCCGGAAAATTAGTTCTTTCGTCATCATCAGTCACCTTGACGATATCCCCTTCAAAGATTTCTTTGCCATTCTTGTCTCTGAAGCCTGTGGATTGCATGAGAATGTAATTTTTTAAGTCCTCTTTTACAACATTTCCATTCTTGTAGGTTGCTTTGATAATTTGTTCATCGAAAACCAGTGCATCAACTTGCACCATTTCCTTAAACTCTTTATCCCACGCTCTGAATCTTGGTATCATTGCCATCACCCTCTCAACGTTTTTTGTCCTATGCAATAACCATCAAACCAAATTTCTGGCAACTCACCGTAACCAAATCTGTAATCCATGCTTTTGTTGAGCGTCAGAAACATCCTTGATGTTCCTCTTCTATCTTTGAATGTAGATATTGATATATTTCGTTCAAAACCGCCATGTTTCAAGCTTTTATCATAAAGCTTACTAAATGCTTTGACATACTGTTTCTTTCGCTGCCGCCTGTTCATTGCCCTCTCCCTTTCAGATAGCTGGGAATGTCATCCCCAATGTTTACTTGGTCGTATTGTTCCTTGCTGACAAGGAACTTGCCGTAAGCTCCGCAATCAATAGTGTAGAGATCATTAATTTTCTCTTTCCCGGTAACCTTGCCATACATTTCAGAACCAGCGTTATCTACCCGATGGATAGTTACTGTCTCTACCCTGCGTGGCACTGTCAGAACGTAGTAGACTGACAGCATGTTGATAGCTAGTGATACTAGTAGTATGATTGTAGCTATCGTTAAATCTTTATGTTTCACTCATAAACCCCTTATATACCTTTTTTAAAATCTCGCAAACCAAACTCAGAGGAATGTTTGACCTCTCATTATAGGATTTCGTCCAATCTTGAAATTTGATGTCATTTGACTTCTTTTCATTTTTAAGATTCAGTTCAATATTTCCAGAAAATCGAGTTGGTTTAGAAATCGGATAGTCGTCATAATTGTTGTATCTTGTATGATTTTCAAACGGGATTTCGAACCCCAGCACTCTCTCGATGTATTGCCAAATTCTGCCATGAGCTGGGTTCTCTATGATCCAATATTTGGGCTTGTATCGTTTGATGATTTCGACTGTATTGAACACACACAATTCACCATTGATTCGTTTCATAAGTTGTTTATTTGGGTAGTATTGATATCTGTCATAATCCTTATGATCACGAACGGTAAATATCGACAAGGGTTCTTGTGGTTGAAATAAAGAGTCACCTTGCTCTTGTTTCCAACAAGCATTTCCTCTATCCATGGCGCTAGCGTTAGACCAACTTTCACACGGTGGGCTAGCGATAATCAGATCAGGTTTAGGCAATTTGTCCAATGTGTCAAATAGTGTGTTATTTCCAAACAAACGGCTATAATCAGCTAAATTCAGATTGATAAAATGATGATTTTTATTTTCGATATCAATACCTATTGGATAGATTTCAATATCTTTGCCCAGTTTCTTTACACCTTTTGTGTATGATCCGTTTCCACTGTCAAACAATGCCCAGACAATCATCCTAGAGGTCTTCCTCCTTGACGAATGTCCCATTTACTATCTTCCCCTTTCTATTCTTAATTTCCTCGTACGCAATACCCAAACACTCAGTCACATCGAGGTCTAGTTGATGTGCCAGTACGATAATCGTGACAAGCGTGTCTCCGATAGCATCCTTCAACGCAGCTTGTGGCTCAGTAAATTTCGTCGGTTTCAAGAGTACATCTCGAATCTCACCGACTTCCTCAGTCACTCGCATCCACTGTATCTTTGGATCTGCTTGTTTTAAGTTGCGTTCGTCTGCCCAGTTATTGATTTTAGTGATTAAATCTGAGAATGTGTTATCAGTATCGTAACCAAGTAAGTAAGGGATTGACACGTTGAAGTAGTCAGCTAACTTCTTAGCGTTACTTCCTTTGATTTCATGGGTGCCATGTTCCCAATTAAGAATGGTCAATTTTGTAACCTTAATTTTTTCGGCTAACTCCACTCTTGTCATTCCCCTCGATTTCCGTAACAGTTTAAGATTATTCATCCGTTACCTCCTTCACTTCCACGCCTTCGCAGTTAAACACCCAGCCGAAGCCAGCTTCTTCTAGCTCTTTGCGGGTAAACGATTGCGTTTTAATCTTCTTATCCACCCAATCTTCACCAAAATACCAATAATCGCCATTTTTTAATACACAATATTTATAGTCAATCCCCTTGATTCTAACCTCGTATTTAGGCTCTTTCTCGACCTCGTAGCCGAACTGGTGCATGTTTGCGAGGGTAGTGATGGCTTTGTTCCTGCCAGTATGGTACATCCAGTATTTGAACTCGTCCCATTTCGTATCAGCCCAGCTTGTAAGATATGCCCAAATATCATCATTTAAGTCATTCTTATGTTCCTCATACCAATCCGCCACACATTGCGACACCACTGGTTTAGGGAAGAACGAATCGTAAAGGTCTTCTGCGTAAGATACGGATCCACCAGATATCCTTGATATTGTCCGTACCGCTTCTTCTCGGCTTATTGCTTCATTTCTATCCATCACATTCCACCATTTCTACCTTATATTTCTTAGCATTGCGATATTTCAATTTCAATCGGCCTTGTTATAACCAGCTTTTGAGATACTATCAAAGAGCGATTTGACAAGATTATCAACGTCTGGAGTTTTCGCATGCCTCTGTGCATTTCATTAATCGCTTCATTCTTATTACTGAAGACATGCTCACTGTCTTCCATGTTGTCGTAATAGACGATTACTTTATATTTCATAGTTCAACCAGTCTCCTTCCATTCTCACCAGTAATTCCTCACCCTTATACAAGGCATATTCCTTTACTTGCATAGTTCAACCATCCTCGTTAGTAATTCTTCGTCCGGCAACTGCTCCAGCATTAGTATGCGGTTGAGTTTCTTTGCGTTGATACCCAACTTAGCGCTGATATATTCCACATCTTCGTGATTGGCCCAGAACCATCTCGAGAATTCTTGCGTTTGACCTAATACGCTTGTGTGGTCATAACTCCCTGGAGCATATACACCGACTAGCTTGTCCTTGTATTTGCTATTCATTCCAACTCCTTAATTTCAAATTCAATGCGTGGATTAGGACTGTACTTCTTGCGAGCTCTCAACTCGCACACAATACTGTCATCCGTCCAAACAATCCCTTTCTTAAAAGCATTTCAGCCATGAATTTCTTGAATATATCCCACGTTTTGGCTCTAGCCTTTGGCGTGGGCATTTTTGATACATTAAGCGGGGCTTTCATGTAAAATACGACATCGACTGAAATAGGACCGTCGTAGAATTGTCCGTCATATTCTTGCTCGATAAGTTGCGAACATTGACGACGCCATGCCTTCATTTTAGGGTCTTCGTAAGTTCCGAATTTGCTGAATCGTGGCCTTGTTTGAGGTTTAGGCTCAATGTTTAAAATCATTTTCATGTTTTCACCAAATCAGAAGGGTAGATCTGAATCTTGGATATCCATAGGGTTTGAATTACCAAACGGATTGCCGTTATTTTTTGAATAACTTGGCGCTTGCTGTTGAGATTGATTATAACCACCGTTAGCATTGCCACCTTCACGCGCCGCTCGGCTTTCCAGCATTTGGAAGTTTTCAGCGACAACCTCGGTTACATACACACGTTGACCTTGCTGATTCTCGTAGCTACGTGTCTGAATACGTCCAGTAATTCCAATCAATGCGCCTTTCTTAGCCCGGTTAGCCAAATTCTCAGCTTGCTGACGCCAGATAACACAGTTGATAAAGTCCGTTTCACGTTCGCCGTTAGCGTCCTTAAAGGTACGGTTAACCGCAAGGCTAAATGTTGCAACAGCAACATTGCTAGGCGTGTAGCGTAGCTCTGGGTCTCTTGTTAATCTTCCGACAAGACAGACTGAATTAATCATAGTTTTCTCTCCTTCTATTCACGATTTAGTAAATCGTCCAGTTTGGGTTTAGATTTTGGTCTTGACATTAACTTAAATGTATTTTCAATTCTTCTTCGGTCATACTAGCTATGTTTTGATAGCCGCTGACAGTGTAGTTTTGTTTGTATTCCCAACCGTTTTTGCTAAGTAAACGTTTAAATCTGTCTTTATCGTCTGAATCTTCAAAGTAGACTTCAAGTGTCATTTTTTGGCGATAACGTTTTGATTCTGGAATGTTAGCTTCTTCAATTGTTGGCGTGTTTTCGATAATTTCGCCCGTTTCTGAATCGACAACTAATGCCGTTGGTTTCGTTTCTGCTATCTTTTCTTTTTGTTTTTGCAATTCAGCTTGTCGTAGTGCTTCTTGTTCTTGTCTTTTGCGTTCAGCTTCTTGTTCTTGTAATTCAAAAGCATGGTCTGAACGAATCTGATCTAACACCTCTGCTAATGTCAGATTTTGAAGCATACGGATATACGGTTGGTCGGTCATTCCGTACTCTGAACAAAGTCCAGATATGGATTGAGTGGCTTTTTTAAATTCCTCTTGTTTTTGATATTCAAAAGTAACCATGTCGTCTAATGCCTTCATAGTCGCTTTTTTAAGAGTTACACCGTCCGCCATAAAATCGCCATTTTTGATGTATTCCGTTGCTTTTCCATCAAAAATGCGAGGGTCAATCATATAGTCGCTGGCTTTGTTAGCTAAATAGCTTTTAACAGTGTCCAATCTCAGTGCTTTTTGATGATTTTCGAACTCTTTCACATCATTTGCAATTTGGTTGATAATGTTTTTAAGAGGTTTCTCTGTTTCCTTGATATATTTTTCAAAATCCGTCGCTGGTTTTGATAACTCATTCTTGATTTTGATACGTTCGTCTGAAATTTGCTTGGTTAATTTTCGTAATTCAGCCAAAACTTTCTTGTCGTCTTTGATAGTGCCAGCAGTGACTGTGTAATTTTGATACTTAGCAACTACATCAGCAATGCCTTTTTCAAAAACCTCTTGCCCTACAATTTCAACTTTAGCTTGTTCAATATTAACTTGTAATTCTTGCATTGTTCACACCTCGTTAATAGTCGAGAAGTTCGCCTTGAACTGGCTCGTTTTGTGAATTGGCAACCGGTTGAGAATTGCTTTCACTTGTTTGTTGGAAATGCGTTTGTTCTTGCTTCATTTGTTCGATTTGCGCCAGCTTACGAGCTCTAACATCCTCTTGTGTCTCTTGTGGCGTTACATCCTTGATTCTGTCGAATGTTTCACCGCCGTCATCCTCAGTGTACATATTTCCTAAATCCTCTGGGAAAGCTTCACGTAAGGCATTGACAAGAGCGGTTTTTCTAATCATGGTAGCTGGCATAGCGTTCCAAGTGCTTTGCTTTTTATCGTATTCTTCACGACTAACGAAAACCTCTACAGGAACCTTGAAATTCTTGCGGTAAACTCTTGCCCAGCCACCGACGAGCGTGTCGTTAGGTAGCAGCAGCGCCCCTTTCCGCTCTACCATATCACCAGAATCGTCAACAACTACCACTCCGGCTTCAAAGCCTTCATAGTTTGGGTTTTGTGCTGCACGCTTCAAGAATGCTTCTTTTGAGACAATTAAGCTAAATTCAGCCCCACCATTTTTCTTTTTGTAAGCTACGATATAGACCTCGTTTAGCAATGGGTTGAGGTTACGACCTTTAATCAGCGATAAAGCTTGCCCAACTTGTTTTTCTGTCAATAAATCTTGTGGGTCGTAGTAGCGTTTAATATCTTGAAACGTCCAAACGCTTGTATCTGTTGAAATATCCCTTTTGTTTTGTGTTTGTAGTTGATTTGTCATGTTTTTATCTCCCTTGGGGTTTTCTAGTGTACGCTAAAAATCTGCGTCGATTTCTTAGCGAAATACATATATTCATTAATTTTCTCGATAAACGAATACAGATCTAAATCATCCATCATTTTCTGTTTGTGCTCTTTTGAGAATACAAGGCCGTGAATACGCTCGTAGTCTTCAAAGAGCTTTAGTTTTACTTCTTCTTCCGTCATAGCATCATCCTTCTAGCTGTTTTAGCTGATTGAGTGTATAGCGCTTATCTTTGATGTTGAGTGCTTTAAATACATTCCCTTCCAGTCCTGTCCGAATGCGGCTTGCGACACGTTCGCTGTAAAGGTTTGCAATTTCATCATTGCTTAAGTTGGTTGAGATAATCGTATTCTTGCGATGACTGAGCACGTCAAAGATAAATTCTTCTTCCCACGCTGACTTAGAGCGCCCTGAATCACTTTGTTTAACGCCTAAATCGTCCAGGATGAGATAATCAACCTCCACCAACAGTCTTGAATAGTAACCCTCTTTGCTCTCAAACTTAAAGCTCTCTCGGACTTTCCGTAATATTTCGGTCAAATTCACGAATAGCACACTCTTTGGTGTTCCTCTTTCCTTGAAAGTCTCATTCAGCGTTTTAGCCATTGCAATAGTCAAGTGAGTTTTACCGATTCCAGTAGTTCCCGTTAGCAAGGTGTTCCCGTCTACGCCATCAAGATATTTCTGCGTTTGTCTCTTCACGAAATCTAGCAGATTCTTTTCCTCTTGCGTTCTAGCGATGAAGTTATCAAAAGATGCTGACTTTAGCTCTTCGGGAATAGTGCTATCTCTCATAAGCACGTCATACGTTCTCAGATAGAGGTTTCTCTTCATGCTCTCTTTTGCCATCTCTTCTTCCTTTTTGTCTCTTTGCTCTTTGGCACACTTTGGACAAACTGGAGAGGGTTTGCGTGGTTGTTCTTCACCCGCAATTTTAACGTGGATATTAAGCTGTAACATCGGTACCCCATGAATAGGACAAACGTCCCCTAGCCTTTTTGTGTTTGCTATAATTTCAGCTTGCGATAGCATATAGATATCACCCCTTCCTAAAATGGGTTTTCATCCGTTCGAGTAGCTACCCATTCTTCATAAGTTTGTGGCTCTTTCTTTTGTTGTTTCTTGCCCTTATGATTTGCTTTGCTATTCCTAACAAGTTCAACCGTCATTAAGTTGTCTTGTTTCCATCGGTTTAAGATAGCCTTAATATATGCAAAGTTTGCCTTACCTTGGCTTACTGCTTCTTTTAGTGCTTCAAGAATAACGTCAGCGTTAAAATCTTCTAGCATGTACTGTAAGTCTTGCGTTTGGAGTGGTGATAGCGGTCTGCCTATCTCAGCTTCGAAAGATTGATAAAGATTTACAAGGTCTTGATTAAGAGGGGGAGTAGTGGTAGGTTGTTTTTCTTCTCTTACCTCTCCTCCCCTATCCTCTCCTCCCCTATCCTCTCCTCCCCTATCCTCTCCTATGCAACCATTTGTCTGACATTTGGTTGTCAGTTGGTTGTCAGTTGGTTGCACATCTGACAACCACTGATATTTATTGCCTTCTACCAGTGCTATTTGTTGCATTTCCTCTGTGAATCTAGTGGGTTTCTTTCTATCCTTCCTAATAGAATTGTGTTCTGTCCAATCTGTTATAACTACCACTCCACTGTTAAACAACAGTACATAGTTGCCCTCGATTAGAAGTTTCATGTCTTCTTTCGTTGTGCCAACCAATCGCATGATAGTTTTAGGATTTCCGACAAAACCATCATCGTCAGCCTCTAGGTTTAAGAAGAAGTATAAAGCCTTTGTTGTAGGAGGTAAGTCAAGAAAATCATCAGTCATTACGACATCTCTACTGAACATCCTTCTATTTGCCACTTGTTCCTCCTTTTCTTTTGTGTTATAATCAAGTAAATTGTTTTGATGAACGTTGCACCTTTTGGAGTTTTCCAAGGGTGCTTTTTTTAATGCCTACCCTCCCACCACTTCATGTTCTGTTACTTCGCCAAGAAGTCTAGGAGTGCTTTGATGCCATCTTTCATGGATTCTTCACGCTCCGTGCGTTCAAAGCCCGAGCCGTCAAGCTTAGTTACGTTGTATTCAGCTTCTACGATAAGCACTTCGCAGCCAAACGCTTCGGCAAGTTTATCAAGTTCGGTTTTTTGTTCTTCATACGAATCGAACGGTAAAATTAGTGCACCTCTTAACTCAGTAGTAAAACCCGCTTCAAATGCTAAGCTACCTCTGTCTTTGTATTTTCCAAGAAATCTATCTTTTTCTGCGCTGTAAAATACGACTAGTTTATTGTTTTCTTTCATGATTATTCTTCCTCACCTTCGTTGTACTTCTTGAAGCTCAATGCCAAACTTGCGATACCTGCAGCGATAACTACAAGGCCAAGAGTTGACATGATGCCCTCTTTTTCGCCAGTGTTTGGCAAGACACCACCGTAAACCGTTGTATTTGCCACCTCTTTTGGCTCAGAATCGAGTTTATAAGAGACTGTGGTGGTAGATTGTGCCACTTTGCCATTAGAACGCTCTACGCTCGTTTTAGGGGCTTTTTCTGGCGTGCTAGGTTTTTCTGGTGTTGGTTTAGTTGGTTCCTCTGGGATTTCTAGTTCTGGCAAGTCCAAGATAGGTGCATCATTTGGAACGACTCCGCCCTCGAATGGTGGCAACTCACGTACTTCTGGAATGCCCGGAATACCACCTTGGAATTCTGGCTTGTCGTGCACTGGTGCTTCATTCGGTACTGTGCCGATAGGCTCAGTGTACTCTGGCAATTCTCGAACCTCTGGGATTCCCGGAATGCCACCCTCGAATTCTGGGATGTCAACTTTAGGCGCATCATGCGGAATTTCAAACGTTGGTTCTGGTTTGTTTTCGCCAGACGCATCACCACGTCCGCCAACCAATTGCACCTTAGATGTTGACATAGCCCCAGCATCTACCGCTACCAATGTAGCCTTGTTAGTCGGGTTAGTTGAGTCTTTAACCGCTGCTTTAAGGCGTGTCTGATAATCGATATACATAATGCGGTTAAACTCTTTGAATTTTGCATCGAACCCGTCTGCTCGGACATTCCAGCTTTCAAGATAATCCTTGGCTGAATAGTCAATGCCAGTCCACTTAGCAGGGTCTTCAACAAAGTAGATATTTTGTGAGCCATCTACGAACTCTTGATTATCTGACCAAGTGTCTTGCAATTTTGCATAATTCAAGACTTGACGAGCTGTGTTCAGACGCAAGGTCCAGTTAATAATCTGTGGGTCTTGCTTGTTTTGACTGCCCCACTTAGACAAGAGCTCATCCGTTGGAAGTGGTCCTTCTTCGCCAATTTCGAAAGTTTTAACAGTGCCGTTAAAGTTAACGGTTACCGGTTTGCCGGGCTCTACAATATCAAGCCATTTAGCGTCGAATTTCAAAGACATCTTTTTATTCAATGGGTGTTCGTTGAAATAGTTGTTAAAAGTAGTTGTGATAGTGCGAGCTTGAGCGTCCGCATTGGCTTTACCTACAACATTCTCATTGTTGTAAACATCAAAATCGAATGAAGTTTGAAGCCCGATTTCTTTAGGTAGCTCAGTTACTACCTTGTCACCCTCATTGATTTGCATATCGTCTGGGAAGTTGATATCTTTATACTCAACTTCAAAAGGTGAGTATTTACCAGTGCCGTTAGGGAAATCCACTTGCACGTTAGGGTTTTCGACGGTGATAGTGTCACCGTCTTTAGTTACGCTAGTAGGTGTTGCCGGTGTTTCAGCTACTGGTTGAGCTACTTCTGTAGTTGCTGGTGTTTCTGCCACTGGTGCTGATTCGGTAGCAACCGCTGGTGTCTCTACTGGTGCCACTGTTTCAGACGGTGTCACTGTCACGTTGCCAGCATTGTCAGCAGTATAGACATTAGACACTGCTGGTTGAGTATCCGCTACTGGTGCGGCAGTTTCGTCCGCTGATACTGACCCAGCTCCAATCAATAGAGCTGTAGCAAGTGCGAGCGTGCCGCAAAGCCCGAAGGCTTTAGTTTTTACATAGCTTGGTTTTGCGATAGGTTGAGTATTGAAGTTAGACATGATATAATCTCCTTGTAAATGTTTTACTTAGCACAGGCCCTTACCTGTGTTTTTTTAGTGCTCTCAACGTGCACCCATAGCCCCACCGCGTCATGCTTTTCAATGTTTTATTAGACTTGTGAATGGGAAAATTAGGAAAAAAAGTAATTTAGTATAGTTTTTTTGGGGAAAAAATTATGGGTATAAGTTACACTCCACGGCAGGGTCATGGCTGCACGCTGAAAGATTAATGTTAGTTTGTATATTTCTGTTTGAGCCGTTCGCTCTTTTCTTCAGGTGTCTCCACCACATCGAAAAAGTATTCCGGCTCTTTAGTTTTCTTCTTGGAAAATAGTTTTCTTAGTAGCTTCATGAGTTACCCTACTAGTTGATCTAATGGCAACCCATGAGCTTCGTTGTAAATACGTGCTTTTTCGTCAACCATTTGATGACGATTAATTACGATTGTTTCCATTTCTTCAATTTGTTTTTTGCTCCAAATCCAGTTAAATAGTTTTGATGGTTTCATAGTGTTTTCCTTTCTGATAAAATGGTTTAAAAAATAGATTGGGTTTAAAATGAAACGATTAATAAAACAACTTTTAAATATTTTTTTGAAACTGATTGGCATTTTAGCTACTATTGTTTTTGCTTTATCTCTCACTCTGCTTGTCATTAAAATCTTTGTATTCTATTCCGCTTCCGTTGGGAATAACTGGCTAGAAGACAGCTACTTCAATGTCATTAAAAAGTACGATTGGCTTCGTTTTGTAAAATCATTTATTGTAGTTTTTCTATCTTTTGAAATGATTTTGGTTCTCGTTTCGTTGTTGTATTTTATAATTGCTTCCTCTATTCGAAGGTATGCAGAAGAGTTCGCAAAGCTTTTTGCGGCGACCTATACTGCACTCGCCTTCACGGTTTCCTTGGCTATGACGCTAACTGAAGAAGTTTTCACTTTAGCTACAGCTATCGTTTCGTTATTTGCTTTAATCTATCCCATAATTTTGAAATATTTTTACGTCCCCAAGCGTGGACGTAAGGGGCAATCTCAAACAGGAAATGATTGAGCCAAATTGCGAATAAGAGCGATCCTATAATTGTTGTCATACCCAGCAATAACCCGAATTCTTCCATTATTACTTTCCTTTCTGTCCCAACCGCACCAACAAGCTAACGAAGCATTTAAATTTAGGAGTCATCGTTAATGATATGTTTACGTACTTACCGCTAGCCACTTGGTAGGCTTTTTGTTGATATTGTTTAAAAAAAGGATAATTATTTTTTTGCTTCGTTAGCTCACTGTTACGGTTGGGATATTAATGTTATTTGAATCTGTTTCTAGTTTTCCACTCGATGAAGGATTTGAAACCCTCGTAATTGATGAAAACCAGTTTATGCGTCGGGTTGAATACGTAGTCCCGAAAGTCTTTGTTATCCCTCATTTCTCGAATAAGGTTCTTTGCCATCGACTTCCCTAGACCTTCCCACCGCTGCATGAGGTGGTCGTAGTCTCCCCACTCAGCCGTCTCGTTAACTCCGACTGGTTTGTAGGTGATTTCTTGCATTTACTTTTCCTTTCTAAATTTTGTATAATAGAGACAATAAAATGATTGGAGAAGAATTGTGATATTTCAAGCAAAAATAAGCTCTTCTGTTACTAGACCTGTAACTGTTGAAGACATCTGTCCCGTTTGTAAAAAACCAACCAATCCAGATCTTATAAATTCTTCTTATTTTCCTCTCGCAGAAGATGAAACACATCTGGTATTAACGTTTAGATGCTTAGGTTGTAAACACTTCTGGACGGAGGAATTTATAGCTACAAGGCATTTAATCAATTCCTATACCGAAAGATACGAAATTGAACATATCAAAGTAATTCCTAATCTTCCAAGCGATATACCTATATCTGACGATGTAGAGATGGTTTCTCCAATTGGCAAGCAAATCTATGTCCAAGCACTGAAAGCCGAGCATGAACAATTAGACCACATTGCAGGTATAGGGTATCGAAAGGCACTTGAGTTTTTTGTTAAAGATTTCTCCATCGTTACCAATCCTGATGACGAAGGTAAAATCATTAAAATGTCGCTAAAACAAGTTATTGAAAAATATATTAAGGACGAAGACCTTAAAACATTCGCTCTTGCATCTGCTTATATTGGCAATGATGAAGGTCATTACTACAGAAACAACCCCGACAAAGACTTTACAGACCTAAAGAACTACCTGCATGGAGTTATTCACTACATGGAAATGAAACTCAATTTTCTTGACGCTCAAGAACTTGTGAATCGTTCGAAGAAATCTTAGAATCTAGTTCATCCAACTTCTCAGCAATATAGGTCACAGTCCTCAGTATTTCATTGAGGGCTGTTCTTTCTAGTTCATTCATTTTTTGCTCCTTTCAGGTCAACTTAGCAAGTAAGGTTAATTTCACTTCTGCATAGCCGTCCTCGGTTGTGCTTTTTATTTCGAATTCCGTAAGAGTTTTTAACTCTTGACCGTCCAAGGATATTTTATCTTCACGGATTTTGATTTCATTCATAGTGTCTCCTCTCTAACTACGCTTCAAACAAACTTCCTTGATGATTGGCAGTGAAAATCTCGTTTTTTAGCTCTGGGTCGCTCAACCCCCAATTTTCGATAAAGATAACAGCGTTCTTAAATTCTTTAGCAGGAATTTCTTTGCGTCTCACACCGAAACGATCAATGATTCCTTGGTTGATAGCGTGATATGCTTTACCTCGAATATGATTGTCACGGTAAGCTTTGCTTTTCTTGCCTTCTAGCAATCCAACAATTTTGCGGTTAACAAGGTTAGTCAATTTAATTTCTTGTGCAGCGTTCACTCTCATGTTGTCTTCTAGGTTAGCGATACGCTCCTCATGGTTTTCAAGTGCATCTAGCATATTTCTAGTAACTGCTAGGTGTGATACTTGTCTTGCGTGGTCTTTACTTTGACCGATAATGTCGTTTGTCATAAGATTTCTCCTTCAATCACATCGTCTTGTTCCAGTATCTCCGAAACGCTACGACTGAGACTATTTAGCATGGTTAGGAAAGTTTCAAGCTCGGTTCTAACTTTCGGATTGCTTAACGCTGGCTTAATATCCAGAAATGCAACACCGCCAAAGTTAGCAAGGAACTTGTTCCCTTTTTCTAAAAAGTTGATAGTGTGGCGGTAGGCAGATACTTGCTTTTGATAGCTATCTAGTTGCCCTTGCGACTGTTCAATGGCTCTTGTCAATTCGTCGTATTTAGCTGACTTTTCGTCAACCTCTTGACGTTGATTCATTAGCTCTTTGAGTTGTGATTCAATGAACTGCACTCGCTCGTTAGCCGCTTGCTCGCTATCTGAAAGCTCTTTGTTTTTTGCTAGTAGCTGTTTATTTAGCTCTTGTGTGGCTTTGTAATCGTCTGGGATGATTTCCTTTTCGATTACTTTTTCAGTTGGTTTGACTGCCTTGGCACGCTCAAGCTCGCCTTTAACCGCTTCGAGTGCTTGATCTTTGAGTTTGAGCTTACGTTTTACCTCTTGCAATTCTCTGACCGTTGGTGTGTCGCCTTGCTCAATCTTTTCGATTTGCTCTTGTTTTTCTTCCTCTGGAAGTGTTGCGATAAGGTGTAGGGCAGTTGTCCCTAAAAGTCGTAACGTTTCGACATTTGGCAGTTCTTCAACAATCTTCATTGATTTATAAGCGAAATCTTTGTCGATGCCGATGTTTTCGTGCCATTCCCTAAATTGCCCGTGTGTTAGGTCGTTTTCTTTGACGTGTTTCAACCGCCTACCAATTTCCCAAATCGATTGCCCAGCTATTTGCTTGTGGTGGCTTATCTCTAATTCAATTTGAGAAAGGTTGTTTGACAATGCTATTTCGTTCATAGTATCCTTTCTGAATTTGATATAATTGACTTATCTTTGATGAAAGGAGAGACAAGTCATGATTGAAAATTTTGATGATTTCTTAGAAGCTAAGTATCCAGAAATTCGAAGCGGTATCAACGAATCTGTTAGCGAAGCTTTGAAATCACTTGCTAACAACGGTATTGAGTTTGATAGCGAAGTTGTTGCTGTTTCAAGTGCTATCGCATTCAACACTACTTGCGAGATTCTAAAAGCTTATGATTCATACGTGCAAGAGCACAAGAATCGATAGTATCTATTACAATCTCTAAAGCCTTATTAGCGTTTACCGCCTTTGGTAGGCGCTTTTTATTTCCACTATATGGATATCGTTTTGGTTTCATGTTTGTTCCTTTCAGAATTTTAATTATTTAGTTCAAGTTCTTGAACTTTATAGTTAAAAAAATATTCAACTATCTCATCTTGTGAGATTTCTAATAGTTCAACCGCTTTTACAATTTCGTCTTGTTTCCACTTCGCTTTCCCGTTGATCTTGAATGAAAACCTTGAGGGAGTTAAGCCGATAGCTTTTGCAAAAGCTTCTTGCGTCCCGTATTTTTCTTTAATACGACCCTTTAATTTAGCGTAGTTAAATCTCATTGAGTTCTCCTTTCTAAGTTCAATCTCTTGAACTTTATGGTTTTATTTTAATCCTTCTCTTTTTATTTGTCAACAGTTTTGTTCAATTTTTTTGAACTTTTTTTATTTTTTCTTGAACTTTTGTATTTTCTACTATATAATGAATCCATAAAGGAAAAAGGTAAAGAATATGAAAAATACTACTGCTGCACGCTTGCAACAAGTTATGAGCGAACGAAATTTAAAACAAGTTGACGTAATTTCTCTTTCAAAAGTGCATCAAAAAGAATTAGGTGTAAAACTTGGAAAGAGTGCTTTGTCTCAATACATCAATGGAAAATCAACACCAGACCAAGAAAAGTTAGTGCTACTTGCTAGAACGTTAGGGGTATCTGAAGCATGGCTCATGGGGTACGATGTTCCTATGACGAAAGAAGAACAACAACAACCAAGCTCCCACGACATCGATAACATAATAGAAAACGCCATGATGTTCGACGGCAAACCGCTGACCGATGATGATAAGCGGGCCATCCGTGGCATTATTGCGGGCTATATGAGCAGCAAGGAAAAGTGAGGTGCTATGACTGAAAGTGAATTGCTTGAGCAGTTCAACGTGTCTCTTTGTGAGTTTAGTTCTAACGAGTGGTCACGAAACGGATTTATCGACCCTATAAACAGGGTTGTTTATATCAATAGGGATTTACCTGCCGAAAGACGTTTAAAGGTCATTCTGCACGAATTAGGGCACCTAGAACACAATCCTAAACACTACGAGCGCCTGCGTGAGAAATATGAAGCTCAAGCTAATAGAGACATGATCCGTGGATTGCTCGAAAACGAATCCCTGGACGACTTCAACTACGTCCACTTTATGGAAAAATATAATCTCACCACTATTTGTGATGAGACTTTTGTAAAAAATGAATATTTGAAACTAAAGGAGAATTAAGAAAATGTTAAGTAAATGGAAAAATTTAAAACGTTGGCAAAAGTGGGTTGTTGTCATATTAGGTTTGGCTGTACTTGGTAAGTTTTTTGAAATAACTGGTATTGCCCCGGAAACAAAGACAGAACCAGTCAAGACTGTCCAAACGTCTTCTTCTAAGCCGAAAACCAAAACCAAGACCAAGACTAAAACCAACAGTAGTTCAGACTTGTCTAACCCACAACGTGAGGAGAAGGCTTCAAAAGAATCAAGCTCTTCCGAAGAAAAAGAATCTAAAAGCGAAACTAAAGAATCAAGTTCTTCAGATGGACCTAAAGATGTTACCGCCGATCAAATGGCTAGCTTTATCGAATACTTCCAAAACGATTTGACAGAAAAAGGTGTAGATATTAGTCAATATGGTTTTTATAATCGTGATACCATTTTGTATATGTCAGTACCTGTCGATTATAAATACTATGATAAAACCGATTTACAAAAATTCGCCGATGGCATGCTTGCCAAAGAACATGAGGCTTTCAATGTTTGGGCTGCAATTAACAATGTCAATTATGAACGCTATCCGATGTTTCATATTAAAGCGGATGATGGCAGTGCTATTGCAAGTCAAAAACTCAATGGAGAAATGAAAGTCAAAGTTAAATAAGCAACAAAAAAGCCCTATAATCTCCCTCGCCAAAGTTAGATTATAGAGCTTATGCATCACAGAAAAAATCGTGTAAACTGAGAGCAGTCTTACAAGTCTTTTTCTGTACCCATTTTACCAAAATTAAGGAGATATGACAATGTGGGTAGAAGAATTACCGAATGGAAAATATAAATATTTTGAGAGATACAAGGACACTTACACTGAGAAGTGGAAACGGGTATCTGTAACGCTTAACAGTGGGTCTAATCGAGCAAAGAAAGAGGCTCAACGCTTACTTGATGATAAGATAGCTGAGAAGATGGCTGGCTTAAACACTACCGATGCATCATTTAACGACGTGTTGCACGAATGGTGGGAATTCCACAAGAAAGGCATTCGAAGGACTTCGATTAGTTCCATGACCAGTAATGTCAGGTATGTCGAAGAGAATTTCGCTGTAGATGTCAAAATAGCAAACATTGATACACACTATATCCAACGCTTTATCAACGATGCCGATGTTCCACGTTCAATCCTTGAGCGTGTTAAATCTATTTTAAACCTTACCTTCGATTACGCTTGCACCGTTGGTTACATTCCTAGCAACCCTGCAAGACAAGCAAAACTTCCCAAGAAACAACAAACGATGGAAGATTACGACAAGATAAGAAATAAATTTCTAGAGATAGACACTGAACTACTTCCGCTACTTGCAGAATTACGAAAGCAAAAACGCACTTATAGAAATGCCATCCTTGCAGAGTTTCTCTTTGTCAGCGGTGCTCGAATCGGTGAAGCGGTAGCCCTTGAAACGTGCAATTACAGAAAAGAGGACGGCTACCTTGATATTTTTGGGACTCTTGATAGTGTCCAAGGCTACAAGAGGGCTAAGAAAGAACCACCTAAAACGCCAGCCGGCTACCGTAGCAATAAACTAACTAAACGTGAAATAGAATTGCTGGATGAAGCTATACAGATTCGTGATCTAAACAAGTCGTTATCAGACGATTGGGCGAACATGGATAGAGATTATATTTTTGTGACTGACAAGGGAGTGCCACTTCAACGGAACTCATTTAACAATTCTATCCAAGCTGCTAACAAGAGACTGGATAAGCCGATTAATAAACCGATATCATCACATATCTTCAGACATACGCTGGTCAGCTATCTGGCTGAGAATGGTGTCCCGTTAAAGGCTATCATGGATAGGGTTGGGCACGATGACAGTGATACCACAATGAAGATTTATACCCACGTAACCAACAAAATGAAGAATAAAGTGGTTGAAATCATTGATAACTTGCCCCTTTCGTGCCCCTCGAAATAA